ACAAAAAGATTTTGATGCAGCTAATGGTCATTTCGAAGCTGAAATGCAATCCCGCATGGCGGATCGCTTTGAGCAAGAAAAGATTAGTGTTGCATCTGGTATGTTTAACGACGTAACCGAAGAAGAGTAAGATGAAGACTTTTGCAGAACTGCGTGGCGCTTTGAATGAAGCTGCCGACAAAAAGATTAAAGTGAAAGGTCAGACAGTAACTCTGAAGCCGAACGGTAAGCAGGTTGATGCTTACATCGGTAAAGAGAAGCTTGGTACCTTTAAGAACGCTAAAGTCGCTGCAAAAGAAATCGAGGCTTTTCTCGATCAGATTAAATAAGGGAAACGACCATGAAGCTTATTAGTGAAAATACTAACCCAGACGTTGGCTATGAGATTGTTGAATCCGTAGGCGCTGACGGTATTGCGGCTAAGAAGTATTACATCACTGGTATCTTTGCTCAGGCTGAGCAGAAGAACCGGAACGGTCGCATTTATCCTAAGGCAGTGCTGGAAAGCGCTGTACAGAAATATGTAGAAGAACAAGTAACGACTGACCGGGCAGTTGGTGAACTGAACCACCCTAACAGTCCTACTATCGACTACAAAGAAGTTTCTCATCGGATCACTGAGCTCTACTGGAGCGGCAATGATGTGATGGGGAAAGCATTGATCCTTGACACACCTAACGGAAAGATTGTACAATCTCTTCTTGACGGTGGCGTGAAGATCGGTGTTTCTACTCGTGGTATGGGAACAGTCGCAAACAAGGGCGGAGTTAACATGGTTAACGAAGATTTTGTTTTGAACACTGTTGATATCGTTCAAGACCCATCTGCACCATCTGCATATGTCAATGGCATTATGGAAGGTGTTGACTGGGTACAGAACGAGACTGGCATGTTCGAAGCGCGGCGAATTGAAGAAAATGAGACTGAAATTGAAGAAGTGTCTGAAGCTGAACTCGCTGAGTCGCAGCTCAGAGAATTCGAGAATTTCCTCTCTAGGTTTTGATTTAATAAAGGAATCAAGTAATGAGTGAAGAAAACTTCGAAATCGAAGAGATCATTGCTGAAGACTCCGTCGAATCCGTAGAGGAAAGCGATGTAGTTGAGGGCGTTGAACTCGACGAAGGCAAGAAAATGCCTAAGAAGGAAGCTGATTCTGAGTCTGATAAAGACGAAGATGAGGAAGAGCTGGAAGAAGCTGCAGTTGACGGCGACGCTCCAGTTACTACTTCTCAGGCAAAAGCGCCTACCGCTAAGGGCGACGCTAAAGGCGTAAAGGCTCCTGGTACCAAGTTTGGCATGCTGGCTGCAATGAACAACCACATGGCAAAGATGGACAAAGCTGCACTGAACGCTGCTTACAAGAAAGTTATGGAAGGTGTTGAAGAAATCAACACTGAATCGTACGACTTCTCTGAAGACCTCGATGCACTGACTTCCGGTGAAGAATCCCTGTCCGAAGGCTTCCGCGCTTCGGCTGGTACTATTATGGAAGCTGCTGTAGCATCTAAAGTTGCTGCTGCTGTTGAAAACCTGGAAGAACAGTACGCTGAAGAGCTGTCCACTGAACTGAACGAGTTTACCGAGAACATGGTTTCTAAGGTAGATGAGTACCTCAACTACGTTGTTGAGAACTTCATGGCTGATAATGCTCTTGCTATTACTAACGGTCTGCGTACTGAAATCGCTGAAGACTTCATGGGCAAGCTGCATGGCCTGTTCACTGAGTCTTACATCGAAGTTCCTGAGACAAAGGTTGACCTGGTTGACTCTCTGGCTGAGGAAAATGCTGAACTGAAAGACAAGCTGAACCAGTCGATTGAACTGGGTCTGTCTGTCAACGAAGAACTTAAGGTTCTGCAGCGTGCTGCTATCGTAGCTGAAGCTGCTAGTTCCTTGACCGCTACGCAAGCTGAAAAGCTGGCTGAGCTGTCCGAAGGTGTTGAGTTTGTTACGGAAGAAGACTTCCAGGGCAAGATCGATACTCTCGTGTCTTCCTACTTCAGTGCAAAGACTAAGACTGTTACCTCCGATTTGGTAGAAGAAGAAGTTGAAGCAGAGGCTGCTGCACCTTCGACAACTATCGATCCCCTGATGGAAGCAACTCTTGCTGCTCTCCGTTCTACTAAGTAAAAACCCGATTTAAGTTACAAGGAAAATTAAAAATGACTTACAATCTCGCTTCCGCTGACAAGCTGGTTGAAAAGTGGGCTTCCGTTCTGAACGAAGAATCCCAGCCAGCTATCAAAGACTCCCACCGTCAGATGATGACCGCTATCATGCTCGAAAACCAGGCTTCGGCTCTGGCTGAGCAGTCCGGTGCTCTGAACGAAGAGTCCAACACTGGTTCCATGACTTCTTGGGACCCAATCCTGATGAGCCTGGTTCGTCGGTCCATGCCTAACCTGATGGCTTACGACGTTGCTGGCGTACAGCCAATGACTGGCCCAACCGGTATCGCTTTCGCTATGAAGGCACGTTACGGCGCTGGTTCCACGTCTTCCCGTGAAGCACTGTTCAACGAAGCTGAAACTCAGTTCTCTGGCACCGGTACTCACGACTCCGACAACGTTTCCGGTCTCGACGCTGGTAACACCGACGGTGACGCAACCATCGACGATTCCGACCTGACTGCTCTGTCCGGCGTTGGTCTGTCGACCGCTGCTGGTGAAGCACTCGGCACTGGCATGCAGGAAATGGGTTTCACCATTGAGAAGGCTACCGTGACTGCTAAGACACGTGCTCTCAAGGCTGAATACACCACTGAACTTGCTCAGGACCTGAAGGCAATCCACGGTCTGGACGCTGAATCCGAGCTGGCTAACATCCTGTCCACGGAAATCCTGGCTGAAATCAACCGTGAAGTTATCCGTACCATCAACTCCCAAGCTAAGATCGGTGCTGCTACATCGAACACTGCTGTTGACGGTATCTTCAACCTGAACACTGACGCTGATGGCCGTTGGTCTGTTGAGAAGTTCAAGGGTCTGATGCTTCAGATTACCCGTGAAGCTCACCAGATTGCTAAGGACACCCGTCGTGGTCGTGGTAACTTCATCGTATGTTCGGCTGACGTTGCTTCCGCTCTTGAAGCTGCTGGCGTCCTGGACTACAACCCAGCTCTGCAGACGAACCTGAACGTTGACGACACTGGCAACACCTTTGCTGGCGTAATCGGCGGTCGCACCAAGGTCTACGTTGACCCATATGCACAGGCTGACTACATCAACGTTGGTTACAAGGGTACCTCCGCATACGATGCTGGCGTATTCTACTGCCCATACGTTCCACTGCAGATGATGCGCGCAGTTGACGAGAACAGCTTCCAGCCAAAGATCGGCTTCAAGACTCGCTACGGCATGGTATCCAACCCATTCGTTGGTGACATCTCGGCTGGTCGTGATGGTCTGGCTACTGCTCGTACCAACAGCTACTACCGCATCTTTCGGGTGGAAGGAATCCTGGTTTAATCAACCAAGCGATTCCTTTACCGGAAATAAAAATGAGAAAGGGCGCTTCGGCGCCCTTTTTTATTAACTAACATGTATAAATAAAAGTGTAAGTCGCGGTACGCCAATACCCACTTACTCTAGATATAACGAAAGGAACTATCCAGCATGTCTACTTATACGAATTATCGTAAACTATATGAAAAACACCATGATGTAAAACTGCCTAGTGATTGGGACGTACATCATATCGATGGTGATAGAAGCAATAATAATATTGATAATCTAATTGCATTATCACGTGAAGATCATATCAAGGTACATCTTGAACAAGGTGACTATGGTGCAGCAAACCTATTATCACGTGGACAAGTTGATATATCTGGTGAACGCAATCCTATGTGGGGTAAGACAACCTCCCAAAAGCAAAAGGATGCTGTTAGTAAAGCGATGAAGGGTAAAAAGAAAAATTACAAAGTTAAATGTAATTGGCCAATTAAAAGCGGTAAAGACAATGCAGCATCAAAGGCTGTTATATGCGAAGGTATTACGTACGGTTCAATTAGCGAAGCCGGACGAGCCTATGGTATTAGCAAAGACTCAATCCGGCATCGTTGTTTAAGTGATAAGCCAAAGTGGAAAGACTTTAGCTATTTTCTGTGATATATCGTCGAACATCTGCGGGTTTAAAAATACCCATTACAAAGTTCTCTGCTGCATCTTCGGCATAACGTAGTGCCTTACCGCTATAATCAATTTGTCCGATAGACATGTTATTAATAAGATAATTAACAAAGACAGACTGACCAGGAATCGTGGTGACCTCTGCCATTAGGCTTCCGTCTTCAGAATAAAATGTAGAAAGAATTTTCATTAGTCAATAGTCCTCTTATAGCCCCATTCATTTTCGTCGGTAGCTACCATGTTAGCGTTATGGTTTTCTTTAATAGAAATGAGACGGTCAGCGCCGTGTTCTTTGATGTAAAAATCTACTTCGTCTTTAGTGAGACATACGATATTAATATCGTCTTCGAACGCAAGTTCAAATGGCCAAATAGGTGCTTTCATGTTAAACTCTTTCATTGCACGTGTAAGATTGACAAAGGGTGTTTGTGCCTTCATTAGAAGATAGCCAAACCGATTAGGGTACCAGCAACTGCACCCATAGTGAAAGTGAAAAGACCTACAAGAATAAGGTCGAGAACGCCTTGCAGAAATGGCTGCTTACCAAAACCAAAGTTCATATTAAAGTACTCCAAGAGGTGTGAGAATAGATGCAATGATAATCGCAAACCAAAAAAGAATAATTACAGACCACATGATGGTAGAC